TCCCCCCTACGCCCACGCCAACCGCTTCAACGTTGCCTCCCGCCGCCCCCGCCGTCTGCTGCTGCACAAGCGGGAGATCATGCGGCTCTACGGCAAGGTCAAGCAGGACGGCTACGCCCTGATCCCCCTGTCCGTCTATTTCAAGGGCAGCCGGGTAAAGGTCAAGGTCGGGCTGTGCAAGGGCAAAAAGCTATACGACAAACGACAGGCCGCGGCAGAGAAGGACGCCAAGCGTCAGATCGACCGGGCCATGAAGGAGAGAAGTCAATGAATCCTACATTCAAGATCACTATGGAAAACGGCGGCGTCATCGAAGGCGAGCTGTATCCCGACAAAGCGCCCCAGAGCGTCCGCAACTTCATCGACCTGTGCGATCACCATTTTTATGATGGTCTGATCTTCCACAGAGTCATTCCCGGCTTCATGATTCAGGGCGGCTGCCCCGAAGGCACCGGCATGGGCGGCCCCGGCTACTGCATCAAGGGCGAGTTCTTTTTCAACGGCGTCAAGAACGATCTGAAGCACAAGCGGGGCGTTCTCAGCATGGCGCGTTCCTCCTCCCCCAACTCCGCGGGCAGCCAGTTCTTCATCATGCACGCCGACGCCAAGCACTTGGACGGCCAGTACGCCGCCTTCGGCAAGGTGACCTCCGGCATGGACGTGGTGGACGCCATCGCCTCCGTCCAGACCGACCGCAATGACCGTCCTCAGGTGGAGCAGAAAATCGCCTCCATCACCGTGGACACCCACGGCGAGACCTACCCGGAGCCGAACAAGCTCCCCGATCCTTACGGAAGATTTTAAGTCAGCTATCGGCTGCAAGATACCGATGGTATTTTGCAGCTTCCCATGGGGCCGTACTGGTTTCGACGGGGGTAGTGAGGCTGGAATAGCGGGCCGTGGCGCCTGGCCACGATAAAACGGGCAATTTTTTAAATTTAACTGACAACACTACTGTTGCCCTGGCTGCCTGATTAGGCGCCCATCCGCCCCGGGAGTTCCGCTGACCCGGGCTCGGGTGTGATTTAAGCGGAGAACGTGCGTATGGTAAGCTTTGCCCATACCACGCATGATGAAGCTACCGATTCTCGTAGGGTGTTTGTTCCCGCCGGGGAAAGGGAATGCAAATAACAAACTGCGCCCGGAGAAGTTCTTTCCAAGTTGCTTTCGGACAGGGGTTCGATTCCCCTCGGCTCCACCATTACAATCTAATCCGAACATTTTTGTAACGCTTGACGTGTTCGGGTTAGTCGTTCAGATTGAACGCTAAAAAATAACCCCGCTTTCCGGTAATGGAAGGCGGGGTTATTCTATTCCGCTGAATGAAGTACACATACCAACGCCGTGTAGTAGTGTAAAAGTGCCGTATCTTTGAAGCGGTACAATACCGAATTTTCCATGTTAAGCGCCGCTTGAAGTTTAATCCGGTCAGCGCGTCCGTGATTTCTGTTGATATAGAACCATTCAAGCACGGCTTGTTCTTTCTCCGGCAACTGCGCCAGCGTCTTTTTAATCAGCGCCGCCCGCTGCCGATCCTCGGCGCTGCTGCTGTCTGCAAGCTGCCTGTACTGCGTAAGATCGTAAATCGCCATTTCTTTCAGTTTAGAGAAGTCCACCCGTTATTCCCTCCAATTCTTTTATGTATCGCCGTTTCCATTCGTTTAATTGTTCTTCCGCCGCTAATGCCCGCTCCGGTGTCGTGCTTTCATACGAAGGAATTTCCGGCGGATCGTCGAAGTTTGAATAATAGTACCGCCGTAACGGTTCGTTTTTGCTTAATACGTTTAGCGCTTTGTTTTTTACACGGAACGCCTGTTGTGCGTCCGTAAGTCCTAATTCTTCCGCAAGCTGCGCCGTGCTTTTCTCTTCAAAGTACACCCCTTGAATAATTGCCCGCTGCTTTTGGCTTAAATCCTCCAGCGCGGCGGTAATCAGCTTTGAAAGCTCGCGTTGCTCAATAATCTTTTCCGGATCGCCGCTATCATCGGAAACAAACTCTTCTAATTCGTCGCCCTCTCCCTGCTTCGTTTCCTTGTTTAGTGAAGCTGGATCGGGCGGCAATTCCCATATTCGCCCGCGATCGCTGCGGACGCGCCGAATGCCAAGCATTTTATTAACGCAATCCGTATAGCGGTATTTCAGATATGACGTGAAACGGAATTGCTTTGCCGGATCGTATGCGTTTAACGCCTCGATCATTGCAAAATACCCGCATTGTATAAAATCTTCATTATCTACAAAAGCGGAATATTTTTGTTGCGCTGTCATGTAATACCGTGCTGCAAGCATGGCTATTAAATTGCGTATCTGTCCCCAGAGGATCGGCAACAATTCATTTTCGCCCGCTTTGATACGCTCGGCTAATTCCTCGTTGCTCCACGTCGCCGCCATGCGGTTATACCTCCGCCGTGTCCGGCTCTACAACTTCTATATCTTGATCGTTCGACAGCTTGCAATAAAGGCTAATATCATCGGTATAGCCTTCGTAGTTGTCTACGCGTTTAATGTCGTAGAACTTGCCGCCGTACTCCACCAGCATTTCCGTTGTTACGTCGGTTCTATGATTGACCGTGAAAACAACCTCTTCCGCCGCGTTCACCATTGTGGAAGCGTAGAACTCGCTTCCGGACAACTGCCGATAGTAAGCCCACAGCCTCCCGCTATGGATCGGTCGCCATTCTTCCGTGCTGAACCCGTGTTCGTTTGTCGTGCTTGTAAAAGCAATAATGCGGATTTTCTTATCTTTCAGCTTCATTCCTGCTGCTCCCTCCGTTATAGCGTCCGTATATATTCTTCGTATTTCTCCGTTAAACCTACATAAGCGTCAAGCAGGCTTGCCATGCCGTCTATGCGCTGCTTTGCGGCTTGATTTTTGACCGGAACAATATTGCCGTTTACGTCGGTTTTAACGCCTGTGTTTGTCAAACACCATTTCAAGATCGGGTGATTGTTATAAACAATCCGCTTTGCCTGCAAGTCTGCACCCATGTTCTGCATAGGAAGTGAAAGCGTTTTTGCGCCCTGTATGCAAGGGATCATATTAAACCCGCTCGCCTTCATTTCCTCAACCCAATAGCGGGCGCTCCATGCGTCATAGTAAACCCAAGCGGGAACAATCTTGTATTCCGCCGCCATTTCCAAAAACCACGCCGTTACGTCCTTGTAATTGATCGTGTTTCCGGCGCAAGTGCGCAATAGTCCGCGATCCCGCCACTTGTCATAGGGTATCTTTTCTTCCGCCACGCGGCGCTCTAACGTTTCTTCCGGTATCCAGTACATTTGCGTAACACACCGTTTCCCCGTGTCCTTGTCGATCATCAAGAGCGTTGCACACGTCAAATCAAGCGTTTTCGACAGGTCAGCGCCGCCGATCGCAAACTTGTTCTTGAAGCGGGCAAGATCGAACGTTTCCGCGTTGTCTATGTCCTCATAGGTCAGCCACGCCGTGCTTAACGTGTCCTTGATATTGAAATCCTTTACCAGCAGGCCGCGCAATTCGTTAGGGTTATTTTGTGCGCGGGCAACCTTTGTTTGAAGATCATCTATTTTCTTGATCGTGCCTAACGCGGGGTTTGCCTTCTGCCATGCCTCCGGCTGTGTCCATTCCTCGCGGCTGTCAAGCTCATAGAGGATCGGAAGAAACGTATCATCTTTGAAAACGCCGTCAACGATATTGCAGGCCGTCGCATACATTTCATCAAAGATGTTTTCGCGGATCGTTCCAGCCGTCGTTATCATAATCAAGAGCGGCTGGCGGCGGGCGCTCTGCGATTGCTTCATAACCTCGTATAAATTGCGGTCTTTAATGCCGTGCAATTCGTCGATCACGACGCAATGAGAATTTAGGCCGTCCATGCTGCCGCTGTCCTTGCTCAACGCCTCCATTTTTGAAAACGTGTTTGCAAAGTATAGATCGCCCTTGCGCTTGCGTACAAGCTCGCGCAACTGTGGGCTTTGCTTAATCATGTTATAGGCCTCTTCAAAGATAAGCCGCGCTTGATCCCGCTTTGTGGCAACGCAATAGATTTCCGCGCCCGCTTCGCGGTCGGCGATCATCATATAAAGCGCAATGCCCGCCAGCATGGTACTTTTGCCGTTCTTTCGGGCAACGTAGAACATTGCTTCGCGGTACTGCCGCAAGCCCGTTTCTCTATCGACGAACCCGAACAGCGCGGATATGAAAGCCTTTTGGAACAATTCAAGCGTTACGGGCTTGCCCGCCCACTCGCCCTTTGAATGCTTGCAGAAGCGTTCTATAAACTCAATCGGGCGCAAGGCCTTCTTTTCGTCAAAGATGTACCGTGCGCCCGCTTCCGGCGCTTCGATCCGCCGCGCCAGCTCTTCATAAACCTTCCGAACCCTGCGCGAAACAACGTATTTACCGCCTTCAATCGCCCTCCAATATTCAAGAATGTAATTCAAGGTTTATCCCTGCTTTGTGATGAAGTCCAGCACTTCATTTTTCTTCTTGCTGTCAACCTCCGGCGGCGGTAATAGGTCGGTAAGCTGCTTATAAAGAAGGCTGTAACGCTGGATCGTCGTATTATAAGACTTCAAAGCAGGGCTTTCCCGCAAGAACTCTTGTTTACCCTGCTTGAAGTGGTCAACCGTGCCGTTTTCCTTGATCTTTTCGCGCAAATCTGCAAGGGTTTCCGCCACGAAAGATATTTCAACAATGAGCTTTTCGGCTATGTCTTTGCGATCCGCCGGAACAAGTTTTAATATCTTTTTGAGTTTGCGCACGTCCTTCAATCTCTCATTATCTCTATCGTTTGTCATGGCAAATCACCCCGTTTCAATACTACCCGTTCGGGCTTTTGCCCTCCCCTCATACGTGCGCCCGTGGAGAGGAAAAGACAGGTTGCCCCCTGACGGTGCGTTTTCCCCCTCTAAAAAATTTTAGTGGGGGGTATTTCGTCGCTGCGTCGTGAAGCGTCGTACTTCTCGAACCATTCCGCCGCCAGCTTTTCATTTAGCTTCCGGTTGTGCGCTCTGCTTTCGTCGCTCTGAATGCGTCGTATGCACTCTTCAAGCGTTGTCGGCATTAGAACAACCTCCGCCCGCAATTCGTCGGCAATGGCTTTCATTTCCCGTGTGTCTGCGATCGTCGTTATCACGAAGGCGCGTTCCCATCTGCCGCGCCGCGCCTGTATGATCTGATATAGTAATTCCCGAACTTCCAGCGCAACGGACAGGATCGGCGCATGGTTCAAATGCACGTTGCCCGTTTCACCGTTCAGCGCTGCGCACAGATAATCAAGATCAACGACTAAATCGTTGCCGCTTTTATGCTGCGCAACGTATGTTGTTTTCCCGCTCGCCGGACTTCCGCACACAAGAAATACATTCGCTTGCTTTATTACGTTGCCTTCATCATCGAAGGCAATACCATTCAGCCGCGCCGCCTGCCCCCGCGCCTTCATATCCTGCGAATGCTCTTCCGCGTGGCACTTTTCACAAACGGCTTTCAGATTGTCCCAATTCAACGTTATATCCGGATCGTTGACGTTCCACGGCTTGATATAGCGAATATGGTGGACTACGGAAGCCGCCCCACCGCAACGTTCGCAAATATAGTGCTGGCTTTGCAAATAAGCCTCGCGCGTCTTGCGCCACTCCTTGCTGTCATAGAACGGCCTCGCGTAGTCCTTCGCCATACCCTTAACCCCTTTCCGCTTTCAGTTGAAGCGTTTTCAAAAGGCTGTCAATAGTCCGCTGTATCTTGTCAGCGTCTACCCGCTCCGCATGATACCAAAGCGTAAGAATGAACTTTCCCGCCGTATCTGCTAACGGTTCGGTTTTCTGTGCCTCCGCTGGAATGCCCGTGCAAAGCTCGATATAGTCCGGAATAGCCGCAAGCAATCCCGTTATAATATCGTCGTTGTCGGTGTTATCCAGCCGTAACGCTTCGCGGGCTTGCTCTAACGTAAGCATTGCACCCGCTCCCGATTAAGTCGCCGAACGTGTCAGCTTGATAAAGGCCTCTTCCACAATGGGCTTGCAATCGGCAACCGCCATAGCACGGTAATCAATGCGCCCGCTCTTGAAGCTGCTTTCTCGGGAAGCCTCGATCGTGATACCCTCCGGCAGATTGTAGCCCATGTAGTTGAAGTTACCAAACAGGATAGTTTCCGCCGGGAGGTAATCATCAACAACGACAGGGAAGCCAAGAATTTTTCCGATCCCCTCGGCCTTCGGATCAGCAATGAAGATCGGTCGCCCGTTGCTGTCCACCATGCTGTAAAACAGGTTGTACAGCGCGGCGTTGTTCATTGCCCAGCAAGCGCCGGAAGCGTACCCGCGTTTCAGCGCGGCAACGACCTTCACAACGTCGGCATATTTCAGCCCGTTTGTTTTGTGGAAGGTAAAGGCGTTTGTATCGCCCCAAGTAATGCCGTTCAGAACGCCCGTACCCTGCGAAGAACCCGTACCGTTTACAAGGCCGTCCGCAATGCAGGCCATCACGCAATTAGTAAGCTCTTCCACAAGGTAGCTTTCAAATGCGGCAATGCTCATGCTCTGCACTTTGACGCTGATAGAAAGCACCTTCATAATTTCGTAGCCGTCGAAAGAAACGGTTGCGACGCTGGGCGCTGCGCTGTCAACCGCTGCGCCCTCGGTGTGCCAGCTTGCAGCGGCGGCGGGAGTACCGACGGGGATAGCGATTTTAGAAGGCACATTGAAGGAACGGCAAACGCTCATAATGCCGCCCATCGTGCGGGCTTTGCTGATAACCTCGTTCAGCGTCTGCGTGGGGAGAACCGCCGCAACGTTGCCGGAAGTGCCGTAAGCGTCTGCCCGCTGCTCGGTCATGGCGCGATTGAAGGCCGCTTCCTCAAAGCTGTTCAGCTTGCGCCCCAGCAGGCGTTTCATAAACGCGCTGCGGTATTCGGCGCTGTTGAATACGTCGCCTTCGGTAGCCTCATAGCTTGCGCGGCGCTCGAAGGTCATACCCGCGCCCGCCACGGGGTTAAAACTGTTCTGCTGCCCGCCCGCGGCGCGGCTCTGTACATTCTGCTTCGCCTGCGAAAGTCCTTCAAGCTCAATATTGAGCGCGTCCACGTCGGCGGTTGCGTCGGTGGCAACAATGTTCTTGATCTCTGCCGCTCTGCGCTCGATTTCCTCCAGCGTAGAAGTGCGGTAATGGTTGAAAGCCTCTGCAATAGTCTTGAATTTCATTTTGTATTCCTCCGTTTGATTGAAATAATGGCGTTTGCCGTTTCTGTGATCTGCTTTGCGAAGGCAAGATTTTCACTTCGCGCCGCTTTGGGGTTGTTGCTACCCTCGTAGCCGGAAGCAATTTTCTTCTGCTCCCGCTCCAAGATGTCAATTTGTCTGTAAAGCACTTCTGTAAGCGATTTACGCCGCTTGTCCTGTGCGGCCTCCGCCGCCTCGGTCTGCTCCCGCTCCGGCTCGGCGGGCTTTTCTTCTTCATGCTTGCCCAGGTCCATGAGCTTGTTCATGGCTTTCAGCATACAGAACAGAACGAATGCCAGAATGATAA